CTTGAGCTCCCCAAATTTTAATTCCTGACTCGCGAGGAATCAATCTGACAGTACCATTTATGTTGTTACGCTCTTGTGCCATCATTACATGTTCTGTGTGAAAATATTCTGCATTCGGAATGAATTCAGCAGGATAATTAATTAATTGAGTATCATTGTTAAATGTGAAAGGTTGAGTAGCATTTGCTAAATGCAAAAAGCAACTAACAACATTTCCTGTTTTTGTAAATTTAACAAAACCGTTTGTAATATTAATTCTTTTAGTCTCCACTTTGAATAAATTTTCCAATTTATACAGAATAAATAAAATAAAAAAAATAATAAGGAGGTAAAAATGATAATAAATATATATGATAAAAATACCTTACAAATAGTCGCACATCCTGTTGCGACAAACTTTGAAGATTTTAAAAATAATCCTGTTTTATTTTATCCCGACTGGGATAATAAGAGACATGTTTGCTCTGTTACAGAATTTCAAAATCCTATTTTAGTATCCGGAAATATACGGGAAATGACGAAAGAAGAGCTGTACGCTGTCGGGAAATACACACTTGCAGACAATGAGCTTGTAGAGAACAATAAAATTAAAACAGTTGAACTATCTGAGTGTGAGTTTATCGAAAATAACACAGTTAAACTGGATAGGAAAAAGAAAATAGAACAGATTAAAAAGGAGTTATATGAGCTAAGACTGGAATATGATGCAGCTCCGTTTGAATTTGAAGTAAAAGGCGTGAAATACTTGCAAAATAACCGTAGTATAGACCAGTCAAATCTGACAAGGATTGTTGTCATGTGTCAGGCGATGAAAAAGACTGAGTTTGAGAACTGGAAATTTTACACAAAAGACGGCAGTGAAAAGTACGTGAATCTGACATTGCAGGACATGATGAAAATGGCAAACATTATGCAAGCTCATACAACGAAGGCTATGACTACTGAGACATTACTGTCGCACAATTTAGAAAATTTAACTGACAAAGAGCTTAAAGAGTATGTTGTAAGGGACAAATATGAAAAAGCTTACAAAAATATGTAGATTAATCGTGTTAAAATCTCACGATTAATCTCACGAATAAAGGAGGTAGTATGCAGTTAGAAAAAGACAAGCTATATATAAGTTTTCATAAGCCAAAAACAATTGTTGGTTTATTGATATCACTAAGAACATTAGGCAAATATAGTCATTGTGAGCTTGTGTATAACGATTATGTTTATCTAAGCAATCCTGGTGGAGTTCGTATCAAGCCTTTTGTCTACAAGGGAAACATGGATATTTACGAACTTGATAGTCATATAGAAGTCCCAATAGTGCTTGAAGAATTTAAAAGATTAAAAGGCAAGGGTTACGATTACTGGGCAATATTTTTAGCTCAATTGCTAGAACTAGGAATAGAACATAAGGACAAATACTTCTGCTCTGAATTGTGCCTGCATTTAATCAATAAAGGACTGGACGATAGCTTGACTTACAACTTAAAGACATTAAAAGCAAGTGCATTTAGTCCAGTAAAACTATATAAATACTTAAAGGATATGGAATTGTTGAAAAGGAAGGTGGAATAGAAATGAAAGATATAAAGGAACTCATAGGAATAGAAATTATTGAGGGAGGAAGAAACTTAAAGATTACAGGAGTTGAAATTGAAGGGAAAAATATTGTTTTGACAACAGAAGAAACAGGAACAGTAGAAAGAAAGAAATTTGTACTGTCTCAAAGAAGCTTAAATAGACTTGAAGGTGTGCATCCAAAATTACAGACTTTAATAAAACTTGGAATAACGGACAGTCCTCATGATTTTATGATAGTACAAGGATTGAGAACAGCAGCTTATCAAAATGAACTATATCAACAAGGAAGAACTAAACCTGGTCCGAAAGTTACAAATTGTGATGGCTATAATTCAAAATCTAACCATCAGGCTAAAAGTGATGGATATGGCCATGCAATAGATTTTGCAATTTATGACCCTACATTGCCTGATAAAATTGACTGGGATAATAATAAAAAATATAGGGAAGTAGCAGACCATTTGAAAAAAGTAGCGAAAGAAAATGGAATAAACATTGTATGGGGAGGTGACTGGGTAAAATTTAAAGATTATCCACATATTGAGTTAGTTTAAGACTTAATTTTTTGAAATTTTAAGTCTAAAAAATTTTATAGACTCAAAAAATGAAAAAACTGAGTCTATAGAAAAAATGGCTTGTATATTTTGAAAATAAGCAATTCAAAATAAAAGGTTGCCTGATAGAATAAAATGCAAATTTGAGCCTTTCAGGTGGCTTAAAATCAAAATAATATAACTTTAAAGGAGTGATGTAAATGAATGCACAATTACAAATGATTTTAGTAGGAATGTTAGTAGATTTTACAAGAAAGGAAGTTTTAGAAAAAGAAATAATTTTTGGGGCAAAAACTGGAATTCAGAAACTGGAAGCAGTAAAAAACAATTTCTTTGCAAAATTTAAAGATTTTGTAAGAAAAGCTCAGGAAAGAAATAATCCTTATATCCCTGATAACATAGAAATTTTTTCTGAAGAATTAATGCTAAAAGGAGCTGAAGCACTTGAAAAAACTGTAAATATCGATGAAATAATACATAAAATACTTGGAGAAGAAAAAATGGCAATAGGAATATAGGGGGATTACTAGATGTTAAAGGACTTACAGGAAATAATAGATAATCACGGACTTTTCCTTATATTGTTTTTTTCAGGAGTGTTGTTTGGTGTGGTTGCACAGAAAATGATAGATAACCAGCCAGTAAAACCGTACGTAAAAAGAATAGCTGTTGCAGGAATGACAATGGCTATCGCCCTTTCGCTTAATAAAGTCATAGGTCATCTAAAAGCGGAGTTTTTGTATCCGTTAAGTCCAGTCTTAGGATTTTTTGGAGAAGCTCTGCTGGAAACAGTAAACCAAAAAAGATATGGAATCAGTACAGGATTTTTAGAACTGTTGCTGGAAAAGTTTGGATTTGTGAAGAAACGGAGTGATAAAAATGAAAATATATCACAGAAGTCGTAAATTTCTTATAATAATGTTAGGGCTAGTTTTTTTAAACTCAGTTTTGACATTAAAGTTAAGAGGTTATCAAAGAAAAGAAAATCTGACAATGATAAAAACAGAATTAAGAAATAAATATCCTGAACAGCTTTTTAACTATATAGAAGAAAAATCCAAAAGAGAGGATTTATATCTTTTAATTGGAACTAATGCAATAGTCTTAATTATGATTGTAGGATTTGACAGATTTGGAGTTTTTGAAGAAACAGATGAAACTATAAAAGCTAATAAGGAAAAAATAAAAAAAGAAATAGGGATATTTATATAGGGCAGTCTTAAAAGATTGCCCTTTTTTTTTTATTGGGAAAATTTTCTATTTATTTTATAAAAAGTTATTGACTGTCTTTTTTGTAGTTGTAAAAAGTAAAAGAATGATGTAAAATAAAAAAAATGAAATAAAGGGAGTTGGTCAAAATTTGTATCAATAGAATAAGTGAAGATATTGTAAAAGGGTTTAAAATAGATGGGAAAAATGAAGATTTGAGATATTATACTGATATTTTTGATGTTAATGATTTTATTCAACAAAAAAAATTTTTGATATTAGGATATAAAGGGACAGGAAAAACTTATTTTGCTAAAAAAATACAACACATAAAAGAAGAGGAAGGAAATAAAGTTGTAAATTGTAATATGGAAAAATTTTATACAACTTTAAGAAAATTAGAAAAGAAAAGAATTAAAGATATTAGAAGAGAATTAGATATGATTTGGAGATTTATTGTTTATATTGAAATATTTAAAATAGTGAAAAACGAAAAACTCAATAGTGAGGATAGAGATATTATAAGAACAATAAATAAATTTTTGAATAAAAATAGTTTTTTATTAGATTTATCTTCAGATAAAATATTAAAAAAGATTATAGATGAAGAAATAGAAGTTAATACAAATTTTGGAGTGGGAATTAAAAAAAAAATAGATATGTTGTTTGGAAAAAAAACTAAGGAAAGTTCTAAAAAAACAGTATTAAAAGCAGAATATTTTGATTTTTTAGATTCTTTAGAAGAAAAAATAAGAAATTTGTTAAATAATTTAGGATACGGGATATCTATTTTTTTTGATGAGTTAGACTCTAAATTTACAAATACCAAAAATAATAGAGATATATTATTGTCATTGATTGAAGAAAGTTCGCGAATAAATATGGAATATGATAATTTTAATATTTTTATATGTCTAAGAACAGAAATATTTAAATTATTAAATTCATCTGATTTAAATAAAATTTTAGAAGATAAATCTGTAACTTTTAAATGGAATGAAGAATTTTTATTAAAAATGCTAAAAAAAAGATTGGAAACTTCAAAAATGAAAGATGAAGATTTTTTTTATTTTTACTTTGGGAATAAAAATATACAAATAAAAACAAGAAAGAAATTAAAAAAAATTCCTGTGTTGAGTTATATCTTACATAGAACAAGATACAGACCTAGAGATATAATTGCCTTTTTTAAATATTTGTTAAAACAAGATTCAAGTATTCCAATCACTAAAGAAAGGATGGATAAAGAATCAGGATATTCAAATTATCTCTATAATGAAGTAATAAATGAATTGGTTGGTTTTTACTCTAATGAAGTTATTCTAATTAGATTTCAAATGATAGAAAAATTTAATAAAAGTACATTTAGAATAAATGAATTTTTTAAAGAGTTTAAAATTACAAATGAAAAAAAAGATTACTTAGATTTTTTTCAAAAATTATATGATTTGAATATAATAAATTATATAAAAAATAAAAATGACCACCAAAAAAAATTTTTTAATTATAATATAGACGGTTCTCATATTTTAGAAGAAACCCATTTGATTGCCATAAATTATGGGTTAAGAAGACAATTGAAATTATATGATCCTGCAGATGAAAAAAACGTCTTGTAATTCTAGCGGCTGCTGAATTACAAGACTGATATACTTTTTAGTATTTGTTTGATTTTATATGCATAATTATATCATATTAAAAAAAAAAGTCAAGATTCGTATAATCAAAATAAAGAAAAGCACCTCAAATAAAAAAAGGGGTGTTTTTTATTGCAAATATTTTATATATTTTATATTAAAAGTATTGACTTTTA